GCGGCGGCGGTGCTGTACCGCTTCGATCCGGCGACGTGAGACGCTGCGGTCGACGTGTCGGCGGCGGTGCTGTACCCAAGCTCCTGCCCGATGCTCGTCGCCGTGTGCGTGCCGTTGAGCCACGAGATCGAAAACGTGCCGCTCGACCCGATCGAGAAGACGCCGTTAAGCCAGGTCACGGTGTAGGTATCCGACAGGCCAGCGGCGGCGTTGAGCTGGGTCGCGATCTCATCGCGCAAGGCGCCCGGGGACGTGTAGCGCCCGACCGTGAACGCGACCCCGACGTCTCCGGTTCCCTCGTCGATGTCGATCCACTTGTTCGTGCTGCCGACCTCGAACCACCCGAGGTTCACGACGCCCTCAAGCACGCGCGCCTGGATCCCGGGCGAGTCCTTCGACACGTTCGTCTGGGGCATGTCCGGATCCCAGGGCCCGGACGCGACGATCTGCCCGTCGATCTCGTCGGTCGTGAAAAACGCGGTGCGTGCCATCGTCTAGACCCTCGCCCGCTGCCGGAAGTCGTCGCCCCGCTCGATCCGATCCGTCAGCCGGCGGGACACGGACGTCGCGACGATCTCGCCGTCGAGCACAACGTTGGTCGTGATCTCAGCCTGCCCGCCAACCTGCCCAAGCTCCATGCCGCGGCGCATCATCTCGAACATGGCCGAGACGTCGCGCGTCCCCTTCGGGTCGACGACCATCTCATCGTTGCGGAGGATGGCGGATCGGTGCGTGTCGCGCAGCGAGGTCGGCAAGATGCCGGCGTCACCGAATGACGGCTGCTCGGCGGCGATCGCGGCGACGGCGGCGACGGTCTGGGCGATGACAAGCCCTGCCTGAATCGCACCAACGATGTAGTTCGGAGCCGACGCTACCGCGTTGATCGAGCCAGCGGCGCCGCTGATGATCGTCTGCGAGATCAAAAACGCCTTTCGGGCGGCCCACGCCTCGCGCGCCGCCGCCTTGTTCTTCTTCGCCTGCGCGTCGAAGATCATGCCGGCGGCGTCGGCGCCGAACTGTAACCACCCCGTGACCGCCTCGACGGATGCCTGCGCGGTGTCGACCCGGTGCTGCGCGCGCTCCTCGTCGAGACGCATGGACTCGATCGCGAACTCCCGTTCGAGCGCGATCTGTTCGTTGAGCGTGTCGAGGCGGTCTTGGCTGGCAGCCTCCTGCTCGCCCTGCAACAGAAGTTGCGTCGCCAGCTCGGCAGACTGCGCCGTCAATGTGATCAGCTTCGACGCCTCCAGGGCGGTCAGCTCGCCGGCCGACTCACGCCGCGCGATGTCCTGCTGAGCGAATAACGAGTTCAGGCTGATCGCCGCCCGCGCGTCCGCAACGGCCAGCTTTGCACGCCGCTCCATCGATCGGATCTGGCGCTCGACGCCCTCGGCTCGGCGGACCTCGGCGTCTGCCGCCTTGCCCGCTGGCGACGTCGTCGGCGTCGCCAGATTGCTCAGTGCCGTGGCGACCTCGCGGCGCCGGTCGCGGCTCTTCGGGAAAAATTGCGAGACCGGCAGATCGGGAGGCGGCCCGCCGTCACGACCTCCCGCGCCGATCGATTCGATCCGCTCAGCCCCAGACGCCAGGGCGTCGAGCGCCGCCTTGTTGACGATCAGCAGCGGGTTCAACGCGCTGAGCCTGCGCACGACCGAGAGCAGCGAACCGGCGAGCCCGGGCGTACCCTCGCCGCCCTCGAATTGATCGACGAGGATCCCGACGCCGATCGCCATGTTGGTAAGGCGTCCCACGAACTCGTCAGCCTGCGGAATGAGGTGCTCGCCCAGCTCGTTGCGCACACCCTGCATCGCAACGTCGAGATCAAGCACGCTATCTCGGTACTTTTCCGACGCCGCGAGCAAGTCGCCCGACATACGCCCGCGCAGCTCGTCAAGGCGACGTTCCATCACGTCGACGCCCTCGGAGCCTTGCAGCATGAGATTGCCCAGCACCTTGCCGCCGCGACCCAGCAAGGCGGCCTGGATCCCGACGGATTCGGCAGACTCGCCCATGNCCTGAATCACGTCTGACACGTCGAGGAACACGGCTCCCACGTCGCGCAACGATCCGTCAGCGTTGCGGATCTCAACGTCCAGCGCGCCGAACAGATCAACCATGCGCTTCGACCCGCTGATCGCGTCGATCATGTTCTGCGAGAGCTTTTGCAGCGCCTTGGTCACCGCCTCTGGGCTGGCGCCCGCTCGGCCCGCTGCAAACTGGAATGTCTGCAAGGCGTCGGCGCTGACCGCGGCGTTGCGTGCCGTCTTTGCGATCTCGTCCCCGAGCAGGGAGACGCCCTCAACCGAGCCGCGGATCTGGTCGACGAGCGGGCGAACGACCCGAAGCAACGCGCCGAACGACTGGCGAACGATCTGGACCTTGGAGTGCAGTTCTGTCCAGCTCCCGACCGACCGCTTATTCGCCGTCGTCGTGTCCGTGCCGAGCTTCTTGACGGACTTGCCGACCTTCGCCAGCTCGCGGACGGCGAGGCGCCCGTCAGCGCCGATCGAAATGTTGATCCCGGTCGTCATGACGTCACCGGGCCGGGCGCTTGCGCGCCTCCTCGGCGTGCGCCAACTCGATCACGTCGGCCTCCTCGTCGAGGATCCGCAGCGCGTCCGACAGGCGGGCGGGCTGATTCACGAGCGCCCCTGGCACGAGCAGCGGGCGACCGAGCGAACGCCACGAGCGCCAGGACGCGATCGCATCCCAGATCCACCCGTCGCAGTCCCGCGGCGGACAGCCGTTGATGCTGCGGTCCGACGGCGTGAGCGACTCGCTGACCGACTCCCAAGGGAACTTGATCGGGGTGCGCCAGCGCGGCCGCCCGCGAAGCTCGGGGTCGCGGTGGTTCGCAGGGTACGGGTCGCCGTCCACGCAACGGGTCCCGCCGCATGCGCCAAATAGCTTGCAGCCGTCGCGGTTCCGCCGGCCCCATCGCTTGATCGTCTCCTCGCTCGGGGGCGGGTGCGCACCGTAGTGCAGCGCCGCCCTCAGTCTTTTCCCGCCTCGGGCTCGATCCGGCTCGACAGCATGACGGCTTCCCCGAGCGCGATGAGCGGCTGCCCCGGGTCGTGTTGACCGCCCGCAGATTCGAGCGCGTCGAGCACGTCTGAAACGCTTGCGGGTGCGTCGTTGATCGTAAACCCGTCGAGGTCCTCGACGAGGTCGTCGAGCAGGCGGCGGAAAAAGCGGACGCGGTCCGGCTGGATCTCACGCTGGTAGGCCGCCACGTCGTCGAGGTACGCCTGCGCGGCTGCGACATATGCGCCCGCTTGCTCGGCGTCCTCCGACCCGTCAGGCGGCGGCTCAGGGGCGTCAGGCGCAGCGCGCACGAGACGAGCGGCGAGCTTGTCCCATGCGGCCCGCCAGCCCAGGGAGACAGGTCGGTGGAGGACGGCGGCGGTGTTGCCCTGACCATCCGTGATCTCGGTCCTTTCGCACCCGATGGTGCCGATGTTGAATCCCATGAGTGGCGCTCCGGGGAGGGTTGCAGCCGGCGCTACCCGACCATGATGTAGACGTCATCGCCTCCGGTGGTTTCGTGAGCGGGACCGCTGAGGTCGATCGTCACCTCGTCGTCTCGTGCTCGCGAGATCGACGGGTTCTCGAACACGACGTCTGGGCACTCCCAGCCGATCGTCGAGCCGGCCGCGGTGCCGCCCTGCACGAGCACGGGAACCGACGTGCGCTCGGCGGCTTCCATCGCCCGCACGTTCATCTTGCTGTACTCAGCGGCACCGGCTCCCTGCACGGTCGTCTCGCGGCGGTTGAGCGTGTAGTGATCGATCGCCTGGGTCTGCCCGTGGCTCGCCTCGGTGAAGCGCACGCCCAGGTCGACGCTGAGCGACGCCGAGCCGTGCTGCAACGACACGCCGTTGACGATGAGATCGCCGCCGGTGCGGGTGATCGGAGCCGCCGTCACGTAGGTAGCGGTCGGCTCCCACGGGTAGAATTCGAGGTTGTCGGCGTGCGTCGCCGCCGCCCCGCCGCCCTGGTACACGCCACGGGCCGAAACCGTGAGCGTGTTCCCTGAGACGCCGACGACCTCGAACACCTCGGACTCACACTGGAAATACACCGGCGAGGTTGCCGAAACGTCCTGCGGAACGACCAGCCCGGAATCCACGACCACCGATGTGGTCGAGTTGTTAATCGCGCCGCTGAGCAAGGTCGAGTGCAGCGCGTCGGCGCGGTACGCCGTGAACTCCGCGGTCATGCGGACTTCGTCGGAGCCGGCGGCGGTGATCGCGATGGACGTGATCACGGCGCCGATGATGCGATCCGCGCGCCGGTTGTCGTAGGCCCAGATCGTCGCGGCAGCCTGGGAGGCGGCGCGGTTGTCGTTCGGCGTGTAGACGATCGCCGGGCTCACGGTCGCAGCGTTGGCGGGCGCGGCGCTGAGCGCGGGCGTCACGACCATCGAAGTGCCGGCATTCACGGTCGTGATCCGGCGGATCTGGTTCTCGACCATGAGCGCATCGCCGACGGCCCAGGACGTCGTCGAGGCGACGTCGATCGTGGTCGTCGTGGAGGACCCGGTGTCAACGGTCGTGGATGACCCGGCCGTCGCGCTCGCCGTCCAGCCGCCCGATGTCAGCAGCACCGCCCAATCAGGTGCCGTGCCGCCGGCCCCGCCGCCGGTCGCGTAGAAATCGATCGAGCCGGTGACCGTCTTGTGCTGGGCGATCTGCCCGAGCCGCCCCGCGGTCCCGTGCGCGTCCTGACGGGCGCCGATCGGGGACTTCGCGTCGACGTTGAACGAGATCACACGGAAGGCGTCGGCCGCCGCTGGGACGTCGTCGGCGATCGTCTTGAGCGCAGCTTGTGCTTCGATGTACACGGTCGTGCGCCATCCGACGCTATAGGCAGAATTAGGCACGATATGGCTCCGAGATTGTGACCGAGAGGTCGGTGATCAGGACGAGAGCGGGCGTGCCCGAATCGCCAGCGACGGCGACATCTGACCCGGTCACGACGGCGCGGCGGATCTTATCCTTCGCCGTCCCGGTGCCGCCAGAGTTCAGACCCTTGCCCTGCTCGATCCCGGTGGACGAGTCGCGCAGGAACAGGGTTAACAGGGTCAGATCGTACAGGGCGACGGCATACGCGACCGCTTGGGCCTCGTCGCGCGCGGCCGTCGGTGCGACGACGGCGATAGGCACGTAGGTATACAGCCTCAGCGAGTGGGTGAAGCCGCGCCCGCTGTGCGGGTCGTTCTCGCCGTCGTGCCCGCGCCATTCGATCGCGAGGTGCGGGAAGCTGTTGGCGTGCGGGCCTGGGCTGATCCAGGGATGGATCTCCTTGATGCCGGGCAGGATCACGGGCGTCCCGTCGGTGCCGTCGCCGTCGGTGATCGACAACGCCGAGCGGGTCGTCACCAATTCGCCGTTGAGCGTCGTCGCCGTCGAGCCGGATCCGTAGGACCCGTCTTCAAGGAACTCGCGAACGGCCTCGACGACAGCAGGGNCGGCNAGGAACGTCATCGGGTCGGCCNCCGCTTGATGATCTCAAGCCGGTCGGCCCACCGCTCGGCGTCNCCNNTCGGCCCGAGGGCGATCGAGTCCGCGCCGAGGGCGGTCCGTCGGGCGCGGACGATGTACGCCTGCCGGAGCTGCGACAGGACGGTGCCGAGCGGCATCTTGCCGCCGGTAGCGCGCTGGACGGTCGGATCCCAGCGGTACACGGGGCGCTTGCGCAGAAGTCCGGGCACGCCCTCCTGATGTGCCCGCGCGTAGTCGATCAGCTTGACCCGCTCAGGCGTCGTGTGACTCGGGTTGATCCCGAACGTCGCCTTGGTCTTGCCGATCCACGTCCGATACCCTCGGCCCCGGTCGACGACCGCTTTGCGCAGACGACCGTTGAAGACGAGGATCGGGCGGCCGGGGCGCACCTCTTCCTTCCACTCGCGGTACCAGTCGACGAGCGGCGCCCAGCGCGGACCGGTCGCGCCGCCCTCGGTGTCGAAGTGTCGCCGCTGGTGGTTCGCGATCAGCTCTTCGGCGGACCGGAAAAACGGCCCGTTGTCGTCGACCAGCTCGGCCCACCGCTCGACCTTGGAGCCGAGCACCGCGGCGTCGGGCGTGACCGCGATCGAGACGCCGCCGCCCCGCTCGATCTTGCCGCCGAATGTCGACTTGAGATCAGCCACGAAGACCCCCGGTCGGCCCCGGTCGGACCGGAGCGCCGTGGTCCGAGAGCGCGACCGGCCGAGGATCATCAATCGCCATCGGTCCACTCGAACGCCGCCTCTGGCGCGTAAGGGATGTCGCCCGTCCCAGGCGTCTGGTCGATCGTCGTGTCGCGGTCGTCGGCGAAGTGGGAGCCGGTCCAGCCGGAGGCGGCCGCCGCCGCCGTCCCGCCGTTGGCGAGGTAGAAGCCGCGCAGTCGCTTGAAGCCGATCATGATCCGCTCGGCCCTGGCGCGCATGCGGTCGGCGTTCTTGATCGCCTGCTCGCCAAGCGATTCCTTTGCGAGCATGACGCCCGAGGACGTGAGCAGCGCCTCAGCCTGATCAACGCGCCCCTCCATGACCGAGGCCGCAGTGATGTCGGCGTCGGCCGGGGACATCTCAGCGGCGACGACGGCGGCTCGCACCTCGTCGTGGCAGTCATCCCAGATGGCGGTGCCGTTGGCGCTGGTCGGTTTTGTCGACGCGCTGAGCGTCGTGATGCCGGCGGCGTAGCGGAGAGCAAGGGCGATCGTCGCGTTGTACGCCATCGCCTCAGTCCTTCCGCGGCTTCGCCGTCTTCGTCTTGCTCCGGCCCTTCGCCTTGCCGGGCAGGGTCGCCGCCCGGCGGGCGATCAGCTTGCGCCCCGCTCGTTCCTCGATGTCGAACACCTCGCCGGCAAGGGCTCGGGTCTGGTCGACAACGGCGCGGACCTTCACTTGATCACCCGCTTGCGGCGACGACGGCGCGGCGCCGGCTTCGCCGTCTCGGGGTCCTTGACGCACGCGCCGTCGGCGATGAGTTCAGGCGACGGCGCGAACAGGACGACCATGCCCGGCCCGTAGATCGTGCCGTTGTGCTGGATCTTCCTGCCTGGGGCAACGCGATACATCAGTCGAACGTCACGCCGACGGACGCAGACCCTCGGCCCTCCTTCGCCACGAGGACGCCCGCCGGGGTGATCCCGAGGTAGACGGTCAGCCCGGAACCGCCCGCGACGTCGGTGATCGAGATCGTCGCGGTGCCGGTGGAAGAGGTGGTGAATAGGAGCCGGGGCTTGGCGGTCGTGCTGACCTCGGATCCGTCGCCGGTTTCCGCGAGCGTCCACGCGCCGACCAGACCGAGCAGCATCGCCGCGTCGTATACGGTCGCNATGTACTGACTCGACGGCGCCGCCCCGGTGATCGCAACGTCGATCACGTTGGCAGCTTCCGTGCCGGCTGCGAGCGTCAAGACGCCATCGCCCTCGCCGAACTGAATCCCCGCGCGAAATTGACGGACCGTGCCGTCGATTGCTCCGATGGCCATGCCGATCTCCTAAGCGACGACGGTTGAGTAGAGGTAGCCCAGCTCGGTGGTCGGTGCGGTGAACTGCTCATCCCAGACCATATCAATCTGGCGCGTGTACCCGCCCGGGAGGTCGTAGGAGTTGACCCGGCCGTCGGTCGAGCCGGCGAGGCGGAACCGCTGGAGACATGACTGCGGGGTCATCGCCGAGGGCGAGGTGCGCAGGCGGCAGAAGAGGGCGAACTTCCCCCAGATGTACCCCTTCGACGCCGTCTGTCCCTCGACCGCGGTGTTCCGCACGGCCTTGCCGACGTGGTAGCGGTCGACGCCGAGGAACTGTGCGATCGCCTCGTTCGTCAGTGGGCCGTTCGCGCCGCCCTGGTACTTGCGGAACTCACGCATCAGGGGGTGCCGCACGAGCTGCTTGTGGACGAGGTAGCCCACGATCAGGTCCGTCGGATCCTCGCCGCTCTGCTGCGTGATGTTGTCGATCGCGTCCTGCGCCTGCGAGGACGGGTCGGAGGAAGCGTGGCTCCACTGGTCGGTCCCGCTCAGCGCGGCGGTCTTGCCCGAGAACGTGGTCGTCGAGAAGGCGAGCGCGGCTGCGGTGACTTCGCGGATCTGCATGGTCCGCCGAGCGAGGACGGCCACGGCCGCCTGTTCGAGGTCGAGGCCGTCGCCGCGGGCGTAGGCGTCGGACGCCTTGCTCACCTGGGCGCCGAGTCCGGCGGTCTGGAGGCTCCAGCCCGTCGCCGTGTTGACCGCGATGTTGATGTGCAGCGGGCGTTCCTGCCCGTCGACGATCGCCATCTCGTGACCCGGCGATGCGGCTCCGAAGCCGCCCTGCACGTCGTGGAAGTTGCCGACCCGGTTCGGGACGTCGACCGCTGGAAAGACGGAGTCCGCGAGGAACGAGTCCATCGACGGCCCGAGGAGCCTGGCGTAGTTGGTCAGGAATCGGTTCTGCGTGAAGGTGCCGACGTTGCTCATGGTGCGTAGTTCCTAGCCGGATCAGGCGGCGGTGTGGCGTGCGAAGACAAAAGACCCGATGTCACCTGCCGCGGACGTCTCCAGGGCGTACCCGAAACAGACATCCCCGGTCGTGCCCACAATGGCTTTCCCGTTCCCGTCTGACTTGAGCGACGCGCCGACGGCGGGCGCCGTGGCCGCAAACTCGACCTTGCAGATCCCGGCGTACTGCACGCTGTTGAACGCAGCGGTCGAGCTGCCGTCGAATACGTTGTCAGTGAGGACACCGATCACGAGGCCGCCCGAGCCGGAAATGTCGATGTCGTTGTCGCCGTTGCCGATCACAGCGAGCCACGCGGAAGACGAGAGGTCAGCGTCGGAGCGCATGGCGAGGATCTCAGGATTGAACGGTACGGACATGGCTCACGCCTCCGGGGCGTCGAAGGCGGCGACCGCCTCCGGGGTGTTGACGATCTCGCGGTATGCGGCGGCGAACGCGCCGGCGGGGTGTTGACCGTTCTCGGTCAGCTCGTGGGTTCGAGCGGCGACCCGCTCGCGCAGGCCGGTCAGCGCGACGACCGGGGGCGCCTCGCCGGCAGCCTTGGCGACGGTCGGGATCCGCTGCTCGGGGTACACCTTGCGCGCGTGGTCCTCGCCGAGCAGCGTGTACGCCTTCCAGTACTCGCCACGCTCCGCGGCCGAGCAGCGCCCGGCGGCGCAGGCGTCGTCCAGCGTGCGCACCTTGTCGCGCTCCGACAGCGTCTCGACCCGGGCGACCAGATCGTCGCGGTCGGAGGTGACGGTCGACAGGCTCTCGGCGAGGGCTGCGAGCTTGTCGTCGCGCTCCGTGAGCTGGCGGTTGAACTCGGCGAGCACGNCCGCGTCGGCGGCGTCCTCGCTCAGCCCGAGGCGGGCGGCGATCGTGGTCATGTGTCGGATCTCCGGGGTCCGGTGGATGCGCTCGGACGCGGCGACCGCCGACAGTCCGGGCACGAAAGGATGGTTGGTCAAGGTGCCGCCGATCAGGGCCCACTCGCCGAGCGGCTCGCCCGTGCGCTTGCTCCTCGCGTCGTCGGCTGGGATCGCCTCGATCGAGAAGCCCTGGAACTCGCCAGCGCGGACGCGGGCTCGCCCCTCGTCGGTGTAGTCGAGCAGCCCCATCAGGACCGCTCGCCCGGCGGCGTCGGTGTCGACGCGCGTGTCGACGATGAACCCCAGGGCCTTCGTCGACTCGGCATCGAGCGCGCCCGAGAGCGTCGCGTGGTTCACGCCGACCGGGGCGCCGCGTGCGAACCAACCCTCGGACTTGATCAGGACGAACCCGCGGTGCATCGACTCGACGTCAGCGGTCGTCAGCTCGACAGCGCGGTCGCCCTGGCGGGCGCAGTGCGCGCCCGACGCGGTGATCTGGACCCATCGCGGGGCGGCGTCGCCCGAGTCGTCGAGCTGGAGCTGAGGCGCGTTAAACAGCACGCGCCAAGGGTGCAGGGCGATGCTTGCGGCGCGCAAGCGGTGAGACGTTGCGAATCTTGCGGGGCGAGCGCCCCTAGTCCCACTCCCCTGCATACGCCAGGGCGACGACCTCGTCCGGGTCGCGCCCGTGCCGCTCAGCCCACCTCGATCGGTGCGGCTCGCAGGGCGGCGGGATGTTCCGGCGACGGCGGATCGAGCGGATCGTGCTCTCCGTGAGCCCCTCCTGACACGCGACGACGATGTCCTTCTCGGTCCCGAGGCCGGGCGGAAGGTCTCGCAATGGTCGCCCTGGGCCGCGCTTGCCGGTCATCGGACGCCCCCTCAGTCCAGGGCCAGGATCAGGCAGGCGCATCGGTCGCCGCCCTCGCACCCGACGTATGGCGTCGCGAAGTCTGCGAGCTGCTCGATCCCGAACGTCGACCCGTCCAGATCCGCGCACGGCGAGCACGTATCCGACTCGATGAGGTTGGAGTAGAGGAACCGGGACGACCCCTGGGCCCGCTGGGCCTGCTGTCGGGCGAGGCCGAAGATCGTATTCGAGTCCTGCTGTCCCTGGACCCGGGCGAGCGGTAGCGAGAGCTGGCGCACGGTCGTCTCGACGACGTGGGCGATTTGCTCGGGCGTGTCCGGCGGCATCCCGCCCCGCCCGGCCGACTGGAGCGCGGCGAGCGACGCCGTGCGCAACTTGTCGGCCTCGGCCCGCACGGTCGTCGCGACCGTCGAGCGGATCGCAGCTTCCGGGTCGACCTTGTCGATCGGGTCCGCCGGCAAGCCGCGCGACGGCCTCGGAGCCTTCGCCGCGAGGGCGTGCGCGTGTCCGCACTCCGAGAGCTTGTCCGGGGCGCCCAGGTCGCCGCCCTTGCCGCGGTCGAGATCGGCGCGTTCCATCTTCGCCCGCAGCTCGGGCCGTCGTTCGAGGCGCTCGGCCTCGCTCTCGACGGACTCCAACCCGGCCTTGTAAACCTTCGTGAGCGTCGCGGTCAGGTCGCGCGTGAGGTTCGCCTGCATCGGCACGGGCACCGGCAGCATCGCCTCGAACGACCCGGCCTTCGCGAGCTGAGCGGCGTACTTCGGCGCCACGGTCATACGCCACTCGCCGACGATGGCGGCCACCTCGTTCGCCGCCGCGTCGGTCCGCGTGCGGGTCTCGTCGAGCCGCACGATTTCCTCGACGGGGCGCAAGGGTCGACCACCGGGCCCCGCGAGCAGGCGACCGAAGGCGTCCACGCGCCCGGCGAACCGATCGGACAGCGCCTCGGGCGCGTCGTCCTCGGTCTCCTCGCTCGGGTCGTCGTCTGCCTCGCCGTCCTCGGCGCCCGCTGGCTCGTCGTCGTCCTCGTCGACGTCCTCGCTCGGGGTCGGTCCGCCGGACGGGGCAGGCGGCGGCTCAGGGGCTCTGCTCTCGATGTCCGTCAGGATGGCGTCGACCGCCTCGGCGTCGAGCGGGAAGAAAGCGAGCAGCAAGCCGCGGGCCGCCTCGGGCGTGAGCTTGCCGGTGGCAACCCGGTCCACGATGTCGACCGCCGAGGCAATCTGCGAGCCGTTGAACGCCGTTTTCTGGACGTCATCGGAGCCGGCCGGGCCCTCGGCGATCTCGTCGTCCTCAGCCGCAGGCATGTCGGGGAGGAGCAGCAACGAGCGGACCCGCGCCTCGATCTCGCCGTCCCGGTCCGAGACGACGCCGGCCGAGGACGCGGCGATCGCCGACGAGACCAGTTCGATCGGCGAGCCCACCAGGGTCTCACCCGGACTGACGCGCGGGAAGCGGGTGGCTCCGTCGCGACGGAGCAGGACCAGGGGTCGCACGATCTCACGCTCAATCGACTCGGCGAGCATGGCTGAGATCCCCTGCAAGCGCCGCCCGAACGCCGAGCCCATCGACTCGTGAAGGTTGAACGCGCCGGCGCCGTCGCCGATCCGGAGGTGGGGCACGCCGCACGCCTGGAACCACTCGACCGCCATGCGGTCATAAAGCGCGCTCACCTTGCCGGCGTCGAACGGCACCGTAAGCACGCCCGGCTTGTACCCCGGCGGGAACGTGCCGAAGCCGCGCAGACTCGCCCGCCAGTTCCGCATCATGTTGGACACGGTGTCGAGGTCGCCCTTCTGTGCGACGTCGGGATCGATCTCGACGTAGGGGATCCCATACGCCGCGCGCTCGGACCCGTTCATCAGGAGCAGGTGAAGCAATCGCCGCGACTTCCAGGGACGGTATCCGGCCCTCATGATGCCGTAAGGCTCGGGGTTCCCGCCCCGGTTCTGCCAGCCGTAGCGGACGGCGAACAGGCGCTTCGACTCGATCGTCGCGCCGCGCGCTGCCGAGTTCCGGTCGNGCTCGTCGGACTGCGACGGGGCCTGACGGATCCCCCATCCGCTCGCGTCCGAGATCCAGTCATCGATCGACCATGCGAGGATCGGGTCGAGGCGCACGAGGTTGGAGCCGNTCGCCGTGTCGAAAGGAAAGGTCCGCTCGAACAGCGAGAGCCCGCGGATCACGCCCTCGATCGACTCCTCCCAGAAGGCCCGCCAGCCGCCGCCCGGCATGGACCGGAACAGCGCCAGCTCCACGAACTCCAGATCCGCGACCTCCTCGGGCGTGGCGTCCTCGGGCGGCTCCAGACGAGGCACGGCGGGGCGCAGGTTGTCGCGGTACTCGGTGGCGATCGCAGCGCCCGCCGGATCGAGGAGCATGGCGTCGATGACGCCGGGCTCGTTGTTGCAGCCGCGCCACTCGCGCGGGTACAGGTCCCGGTTCGCCTCGGTTCGGGACTCGCCACCGATGATCTCAATCCCCGAGTGCGAGCGGCGCCCAGCCGCCCCAGATTCCGCCAGGACTGTCAGCGCGTGCGCCCAGCCGTCTGGGTACACGCGGACCGGGGAGCCGGCGGCACGGGCCCGGTCAACGTCGGATTCTGTCGGGCGAGGGGCGAGGGGCTCGGGTGTGGTCATCGTGGGGCGATTGTGCGCGCGATTGCTTGCGGTGTGCAAGTGCTAGTCCCACCCGCCCCCGGCATCGGCCCACACATCCCCGGAGAAGTCGGTGTGCCGGCCGAACGAGGGGGCCGCCGGTCCGGGGACCACCTCGAACGCCTGCGGCTGGGACGCCAGCCCGCGGCGCTTAACCCGCCAGTAGCGCAGGGCGTCGCAGGAGTGATCGTGTACGCCGTCTTTGTCGGGCACGTCCGTCTTGCCGGTCTGCCACGAGTACCCGAGCAGCGAGCGGTGGATCCCAGCGACCCCCGGCGGATAGCTGTTGAGCCGCGACTGTTCGGTCAGGTGGCGGGCGACGAACAGGCGGCGCGCGCCGTTCGACGACAGGAACCCCGCCTGCACCGATGCGATCCCGTTGAGCACGTCCCGCTCGGCGTTCGTCCTGGGGTACATCGGGCCGCCGCGGAGCAGCCCGGCCGCCTGGAGGCGCTCGCGTACCAGATCGAGGTCAGGGCGCTTCGTCTGCGTGTTCCGAGCGCGTCCCGCTGGATCGACATATGGNGTCACCCCNGCCACCCCGAGGCGCCGCAGGAGCGCCACGAGACGATCGAGGACGAGTGGCAGCTTTGCGTCCGANATGGCGACCTCGGCGACCACGACGTCGCCCCAGCCGCCGTCAGGGGCGACCCCATCGATCTCGGCGATCACCATCGCGGCCGGTCGCGTCAGCCCGAAGTCGATCGCCGCGTCAACCTGACGCCCCCTGAGCTGGTCGAGATCCACGTCAACCACGGCAACGTCGAGCGCCAGCGCGTAGTCGTCGTAGATCAGTCCCTCGAACGTTGACCAGCCGGCGAGGAAGTCGCGTCGATACCAGCGCTCGGGCAGGTCGCGCTTCGCCGCCGCGATGAACGCCGGGTCGATGTGCGGGTTCTCCTCGGTCGTCCAGTGGTGGACGCCGATCCCGTCGGTGCCTCCCGAGCCGCCTTCGACGCCGCCGTGCTGGTCCCAGATCCGTCGCTTCACCCACGAGCCGGGACGGGGCGACGACGTGGCGATCAGCCAGCCGCCGGAGTCGGTCAAGCGGTTGATGATCTGGTTGTACGCCGACTCGTCCAGCGTGCAGACCTCGTCGACCAGGGCGCCGGCGAGCCGCTCGGCCTGTAGCTGCTCCTCGTCCTTCCCGGTCCGCATTTCGACGCGGATCCCGGTCCGCAGCCACATCACGCCCTGCTTCGCCTTGACGACGAGCGGACCGAGCCGGGCGAGGGCGCTACGCACCTTGCGCCATGCGACCTGTGCGAGCTTGTAGGACGGGGCGACGACCCAGAACAGCAGGCGCGGATCGTCGTCATCGGACGGCTCCCGCCCACGTGGGCGCCATTCTCCCGGCAGATACCCGTCGGGGTCCCGGTCGCCGGTCAACGCTGCGAGACGGGAGAACAAGGCGCCCGCAATCCGGCTGCCGGTTTTCTCCGCGGCGCCGACGGTCTTGCCGGAGCGGACCCCACCGAACCCGAAGACGATCCGCCGCGTGTCGGTGTACAGGCGCCACTGAGCTGGGAATGAAACGCGATGATGCCCTTCGACATAGGGACCCTGCACGTCGGCGACGAACGAGGCAGCCATCAGGTCTCGACCGCGTTGACCCGAATCTCGACGACGTGCTGCTCGGCGTCGCTGCGCCCGGTGCGGTCGCGGATGCCGACGATGTCCGCTTCAAGCGCCATCATGGACGACAGAGCGCCCGTCTTGCCGGTCTCGGCGGCCCGCTGCTGNTGNCCTCGGAGCCGGGTCAAGAACTCGGCCCGGATCGTCGGCCGGTCGTCTTCAAGGTCCCGCCGCTGCTGTTCGACCAAATCCGACTTGTACTGCTGGATCGTGCGGCGCGTGACGCCGATCTGGGCAGCCAGGGCGATCTGTACGCGCATCGACCAGCCGTGCTCGTGGATCGTGCGCTCGACCAGGGCGAGCCGCCGGTCCCTCTCGCGTTTCGTCGTCATAGCGAGCGGATCCCTTCACCGACGACCGTACAGGACGGCCAGCCCGGGTCCGAACGAAATCCGCACTGTGTACGGCTCGGGGGGGCCGAAGGAACCCCTACGGGGTTC